AATAGCGGCATTTTGATATTTTTCATCAGGCTTTTTAAGTTGAGACGTTGCTTTGCCTTTGCGGTTTACTGCTTGATGTGATTCTTTCTTTTCACTACTAGCAGTCATAAACCGACCAGTCTTTTTAGCAACAAACTTTTCAAATCCCCATTCGTTGGCAATGCGTTCGGCTTCTTCAACTTGATGTTGGTTGTGTTCGAATATAAGGAAGTCCCAACGAGCTCTGCCTCCAGCAGAGATAAATGCTCGCATACTGCGTTCTACCGCAGCCCAGTTAACTCCCTGCCTATAAATATGATTAGTATCAGATAGGCCATCGACGCTGAATATAACAGCCCCCATACGGCCAAAGGTATTAGCCAGTCGTTTCCACCATTCTTCATCTCTTGCTCCTGCATTAGTATTCATAGAAAGCCACATGTCTTTGTTGTGCTCTCTAAAGTATTCAAATATTTCTAATGTATCATTAGCAACAATAGGATCCCCTAGATTACCACACATATACATTGTTTTAAGTTGTTTGATAAAATCCGGTTCAAAAATACGTTTAGCATCTTCAAGTGTAAGTTCACTAAGATCAATGTGCGGATTTAATGCACCGCCGTTTTGACTACGGTCACACATAGGGCAACTTGCTTGACAGTTTTGTGTATTTTCTAAATGAATAACACGTATATCTTCGTACTTATACATCACATACCAACTTTACATCTTTACCAGGACCTACGTGACTTGGCAAGCCGCCGTATTGGCTAATATACCATTCAATAACTGCAATATACCAATTATGACTGTTATGATGTGCTTTTTTATTAAATTGGTGTATGTTATTGTTTGTGGCTTGCATAGTACTCAATGCTCTTGCACTCTCTTTTTGCAACTCACGTACACTTAAATTACTTATATCCAATTCTCATCCACCTTTTGTATTTTCTTAATTGCAATTTACCACTAAACAACTCTTGTGTCATCGGTGTCTTTTGTTCAAACTCGTACAATGTCTTACTACAATTTACGTGTTCATCAATTTCGAAGTAATCATTGTTTTGCATAATAACCAATGTGCCAGCGGGTATTTTTTCATACCAAGATGCAAAATCTTCAATATGCTCAGTACTTGTATTAATAACAGTGTTTGGCGTATCCCAAAGTGTTTCTGTGGTACCGTCATTTTTTAACACATCGTATATGTGCTCTTCAAAACGTATTTCGTGTATGTCTTGTGTTACTGCTTTAAACTTCCAACCATCAGTTACCCATGGTTTGTTAAAAATTTCAGCAACAGTCCTTACAGTTGGATCAATATCAAAACTTACAATCTTGTCTAAATCGATGTTGCTTTCAAAAAGCATAGTTGCTAGTGTGCCATACCAGCCTGCACATAAAAATACTGTTCCAAGTTTTACATCTAATTTAGATAATTCATTTACTAACCACAGTTTACTCTGAAGTTGTCCTCTACTGAAACAATCACTATCATAAGGTATTTCATCTCGCATAAAAGTTCTAAATGCATTTACAAAGTTTGTATCTGTGTACTTTTCGTAAAGTCTAAACAAACTCCATTTGTTGTCATCCATTACAACTTTTTTAAGATCTTCGTTTCCTAGTACCCTAAACAAACTATGCATATTATCTTCAGTAACAGCCTTACGCAAATCTTCATTGCCTGGAAGTAGTCTAAACAAGCTGTGTAAATTATGTTCAATAACTGCTTTGCGTAGATCTTCTAATTCGCCTACACATCGTTTGTTATCTACACAACGAAAAATACTGTGTATATTTTTTTCTACGATAGCTTTTCGTAATTCGTCTTTGTCGTCTATGCGAAATATACTTGTTAAATCTTTATCAATGTATGCTCTGCGTATGTCAGCAAATACTTCTTGATCAGGATATAAGATTTCAAATCTGTCAACTAGTTCAAATATTTCCATCAAATTTTTCCTTTAGCCAGTCAAAATCATTGATACGTTTCAATTCGTTGGTATTGTTTCTATAGCGAGCACCATAAGCAGCACCAGCTTTTGCTCCTTTTAATGCATATTCACCAAAAGCAGGATTGTTTTCTGTATACGTACACCATGTTCTCAATCTTTTATTTGTTTCTTCATCTTTTTGTCTATCAATTACTTTACTGCTTAATTTAACACATTCTCTAAACGCACTTTTCCACGTATTAAATGGATCAGTATTAAAAGCAGTAATATTAGAAATTTTATTCATAGCTACAAACTTGTCACTAATACTTGTTGTCATATCAGGTTTGCTTGTATCCATCATTAGAGTTGGTTCTGTAGGAAACAATTTTATACCACCGTAGCCGTATACTAACCCATTTACTGGATTCAAACTTCTCCACACATGGACAGCACCTTTATTATGATGTTCCGGAATATAATCAAATGCAAAATCATCCATCAATTGTGCATCGCCGTCTATAATCCAAAACATTTCTGTTTCACATAAACTTGCTGCGGCAATGTGTGCTTGATGAATACCTTTAACACCGTGTATGCGTTTTACATCTGGAAAACGTTCTAATAATTTTGCATAGTTTTCGTCAGCATTTGGCTCATTATAACTGATAAAAACTTTATCAAAATCACTAACAACCGGTTCACTTGCTTGTATTTCAACAAATTTTTTATTAATATAAAAACGTGCTTTTAATTCGCCAGGTCCGTGATGACTGTTTTTAGGCATCAGTGCTATGCCATCATAAAAGTTGCCGTTTAAAAAAACGTGTGTTATATCTTGACTATAATCATCTGGTACATAATCGAATTCAAAATCGTCTTTTACTACTAGATTGTTATATACAATCCAAACAAACTTGGTTAAACATCTTTGTTTTGCTTCTGGCACTGTGCTTGCACATTTGGCCATAGGCACTAATTGTTTCAAATCTAAAAATAATTGTTCAGACGGATCGCCTATAAAATAAACATCATACATACAGTAATTATATAATATATGCACATTGCTGTCAAGTTTAGAATTTAGATAAATATATTTGACGGAGGAATACCATGGAATTCATACCAGGCGATCAGTATAGATTAGATATTATAGGTGCTGATAGCACCATTATTGTTGACAGTTGGACAGGGCAAGTCAGAGCTGACATTGTCGGGCACAACGGTGAACTAATTGTTGATGTAGCAGCAAACAAAGTATACGGACCACTAGTTGGTAATGTAGAAACACTTGCAGGCGAAACAATTTTAGATACAGAAAATAAACAGTTTACTGGTGTATTATACGGTGACGTATACAATAGTGAAAACGAAATAGTTTTAGATGCTGATAACAACACATTGTATGCAAATGTCAATGGTAATATTGTTGATGAATTCAACGAAGCTATAATAGATGTTGCAAATCGCAGTGTTATTGCCGACAGTTTTAGCGGAGACTTTTTTGGTAATTTTTACGGTACACTGAGCAGCGATAGTGTAATATACGGAAGCCTTGAAGGCGACTTTAACGGTAATGGGTATGGTTCGTTTAGTGGTAATTTCAACGGTAACTTCGACGGTGAATTTACTGGTATACATATAGGCAGAACAATAGGTGATGTAACTGGTAGTCTAATAGGACAATTGTTATATGACGAAAATACACCTATGACAGCAATAGACGATATTAATAATAAAAGTGCATGGCTAGGTAGTATTGCTTGGACTGGTGCTAGTGGCAGCGACATTATTTTAAATAGCGGGCCAGAACGTCATGATGTATATATAAAAGCAAATGTTGTGGATTACGAAGGAAATGTAGTAATTGATTTAGGCAGACCTGGTGAATCAAGTCCTGTATTCAAAGGTAGATTACAAGGTGATATAACTGACGCTAACGGTAAGTCTGTATTGCAAAAATCAGGCGATGACTGGATAATTGGTAACCAGGCAAATATATCTGTTGGTTCCTATGAAGATTTACGCACACTAAAGTTTTTTAACAAACAAATTAGACATTACACAAAACAAACTAGTGCATTGTCAGATTATATTTTCCACTCTACAAGCGTTGATGCAGAAGGTAATCCAGGAAACATTAATCTATCACAAAAAACATTAAGAATAGAATCAACTGCAACATATGATGATTCAGATAAAAAAATTGGTTATATCGAATTTGGTGTTGATCAATCAAAACCTATAAACAACACTTCACCGTTTTTACCAGGTGAATTTAGTATTAAAATGTTTGATGGTGCGTTTGGTCCAGACTTGTCTAAGAAATTTAGTGTAAACGGTGATGGTGTAGCAAGTGCTAATGTATTTAGAGCAATGCCAACAGACTTTGTTACTAGAGATTCAATGGCTGCACAAGAAGGTATGATTATCTTTAATACTAATACTAAAAAATTCCAAGGATTTACTGGCTCAAATTGGGTTGACTTGCACTAAGTTCTTTGCTATAATAATAACATATTAGAAATCTTGGTAAGGAGGTTAATATGTTATTTGAATGGAATCATTTAAAGAAAGCGAATACCGACTATTTTACACATTGCTTTGTTGCAGTGTGTTATAGTTTTCTCGGATTAGGCGTATTTGTAATGGGTATATTACATGCGTTCTTTCCTTTTATGTTTGGGTTTACACCCTACAAACTTGCTAAAAAGATCACTGATGGCACGGAAAAGAATTTTCCTGCTTGTGTCAACGAGAAGTAAATGAAAATCTACATAAACGGCGATCAACTAGATAGCAATACCATTGACATTATCAAACGTCAAGATCCTGAATACGTTGATGTACACAACACAGAGTGGACAGACAATATTCACGGAGCACTCCATGCTTGGGCTAACAACACAGGCTACGGTATTGGAGAAGAAGGCCCTGGCTTTCTTAATGTAACAACCAGTGGTACAACTGGGCATCCACAGCGAATTTCACATAGTCGAGAAACTATTGAACAAGTTGTTGATAGCAATATTAAACTACTAAACTTAAACAAGAATAGTAGAATTGTAAGTTTGTACAGTCCTAGAGGAATTGCTTTTACAACATTAAGTTTGTTCATAGCAGAAAAGCTAGGATGTGAGCTGTACATTGAAAACTTTAACGGATTGAGCTACATTGATAGAATCAATACTGTTAAACCTACTCACACACTAATACTTCCTAATATCTGGAAAACATTATATAGACATCCACGTTGGAAAGAAATTGATTACAGTAGTTGTGATACGTTAATTACCGGAAGCGACTTTACTCCAAATGGTATGTTAGATGAACTGCGTGAACATGGAGCTCAAAAGGTATACAACGTATACGGTAGTACAGAAGTTCCACCGATTGTGTTGTACAGTGAAGAAGAAAACACTTATACCAAAGACAGTGTTCCTGTAGGTTGTGAAGTTCGTATTGTAGATAATCAAATACAATGCAAATGGAGCAGTCAAGATATTTGGTGGACTAGTGGAGATTGTGTAGAAGGCAACATCGATTGTTTTACTCTTAACGGTCGTGTGCCTAATATGTTTAAACAAAACAATGTTAGAGTATATCCTGAACAAGTAGAAAAGGCAGCAGTATCTGCAGGTGCAGAATTAGCACTGTGCCAACAAGTAGGCAATCATTGTGTATTGCACTACACAGGTAATATACACAACGAAAGCGAATTTGTTGAACAGTTTAGACATATTCCTAGATTCCGTTTACGTGCTGTAAATGAAATTGCAGTAGATGACAATCTAAAGAAAATTATAAGGACACAAACATTTTGAAAATAACAGTTGTAGGAGCAGGCACTGCTGGAGTAATGGCAGCAGCATACTTGAAGAAAAAATTAAATGCTGATGTGTGTTTGTTATACAGCAATAGTGTTCCTACAATTGGTGTTGGAGAAAGTGTTACACCTTATGTTACTAGATTCTTAAATGATTTAGAACTAGACGAACAACAGTGGATGCAAAAAACAAACAGCATTTACAAATATGGTAATTGCTTCGAAGATTGGACAGACGACAATCTTAAACATTTTTTTGCATTCACTTATAACGAACCAGTTGACAAAGTTTTACAAAATAAAACATTATCGTGGGATGACATAAAATGTGTTACATCTAATGATATAAGATCTACCGATGTGTGGACAAGTTTGTACTGCAATGGCGAATCAACATATTTTAGTGATGATTTCAATCAATTGCATTGTTTCATGGAAGACCTTAAGGCTCCTTATATGTGTAATCGTTATTTAGGAACACCATACAGTTATGCATATCATATAGATGCAGAAGCACTAGGAGAATATTTAAAAACAGTTTGCAAAGATCTCGGTGTAAAAGAAATAGTAGGTACTATAACTAAAACAAATATCAACAATGGCATCAAAAGTGTAGAATTAGATACTGGCGAAATAGTTACCAGCGATGTTTGGATAGATGCTAGTGGATTTCATAGAGTTCTTATCGGACAATTAACTAACGAATTTGTGCATTACGATACTCCAGGCAATGCTAGTTGGGTTGCACCGTTGGAGTATACCAACGATACACAAATGAAAAACTATACACAAAGTATTTGGAACAAATACGGATGGATATTTAAAATAGGTCTAACAAATAGACAAGGCTGCGGACTTGTATTCGATACAAGATATACAGACCCTGAAGATGCAAAACAAGAATTTTTAAAACAAGCAGAAAATCGTAATATCAAAGAACCTAGATTAATAACTTGGGAGCCAAAACGATACAAAACACCAGCAGTACAAAATACATTTGCAATAGGTATGAGTGCAGGATTTGTTGAACCAATGGAAGCAAATGCACTATACATTACTATTGCAACTATTAAAGGTGTTGAACGTGCATTAAACAATAACAACATAGACGAATACAATCGTAGAGTTGGATTTACTATTGATGACATTGCCGATTTTATCGATGTGCATTACACACTTTGTAACAAAGGTTCAAGTGAATTTTGGAACGCACAACGTCAAAGAGGCATAGAACAAAACCATGTAGATATGCTGTTAAAAAAATACAACAGCAAATATCACAACATAGGACATGCTGTTGAATACTGGACTATGTTTCCAGATTATATGTGGTTAGAACTTGCAGCAGGATGGACTAAAAATATAGATAAGTTTAAAAAAGATATTCCTGCAGAAACAATAAAAAAATTTAAAGAAATTGTTGACATAAGAAAATTACAAATGCATAATGTAATGAAGAACGCACAAGATTACAAACAGTTTATAACGGAGTTTCATAATGTATAAATTTGAAATCTATGACGGAAGTCAAGATTTAACACAATGGTTTAAAGACGCAAAAGAGCACGGATACTACAACAACAGTAGTAAGGAAATGCTAATTGATTATATTGCAAAATACGAAGATGCAACACTGTTTTTGCTTTATTACAATGATCGAATTGTTGGTAATAGTGTTGTACATAGTTTAAAAGAATTAAGCATACTTGGTAAAGATGCATATCGTATCGGTGCAAGAACTTGTTTGATACGAGACCATATTGATGGTAATAGAGTATATGCACCTGCTAATGGTCCGGTAAATCATCACACTGTACAAATGCTATTACCTGTGTGTATTGAGCATGTAGGTAGAGATAAACCAGTTTATATCAGCACACACGAAGGCGGAGTAGGCAGTCAAGATCGTGTACACAAAGTATGGACGTACTTTACAAATAAACTAGGTATTACTACTGATAGTATTGAAATTGAATACAAAGGCACATTCCAAACATTTAGACGCATTGATGTAGATAGAATGTACGAATTATTAAAAGAAGCAAGATGGCCCGAAGCTGAACAAGCCATTCCTTTGTTTAGTTAAACATACTTTTTACAAAGTTCAAAAAAGTCTGCCATTTCAGGAAACGCTGCGTTAAAATCATTACCGCGGCGTTTATCTTGTTCAGTAAAGAAGTTATAAAAATCTGCTCTGCCTTGCATAATCTTTTCTAATGGATATTCAGTCTTATCCATGTAATCAACTACACGACGAAACTTTTCATACTCAATAGTACTAAACTTGTCCTTGCGATTATCGTCAACATTTTCTTTGATAAATTGCAAGTGATCACGCATGTAACTCATATATTCTTTTGGAAGTATATTAATATCATACTGTAATGGCTCCTTAAGGTAAGGTGTGTCAAAGCCTAAACGCTGCCAACGATATGTGTCAACATTGTTGTACTTGGCACGCCATTCAAGAATTTTTTCAAGCAAACTGCGGAATGTTGTTACACTAAAGATGTTGAATGTAATCATCAGTGTCATAGGTGCTGTAGTGTTACGCATCCAATAATCTAGATTACGTTCAAATACTTCTACATCTAGTCCATCACGAATATACTCCGCACGTTTACCCCAAGTGTCAATACTACTAAACAACTTAAAACGTCTAATCTTATTATTTGTTAACAAATCGTTTACACGGTTAGTAAACTTTTCTAATTGACGTGGTTTGCCACCTAAGTTACTATTACAATTAAGTTCCAAGTCTGGCTTAGGGTCTGCATCTAGAGCATCAAACAATCTATATGTACTTTGCTGTATTGTAGGTTCGCCGCCTGTAATACGCAGAATAGTAAGCTCTTTACTAAGCTCAGGCCACCATCTCCAAAATGCATCAAGGTATGGATTGTTCTCTTCAGGGTAAATGTTAAACCAGTCGATGTCACAACGGTGGTTGCGTACATTAGTATAAGGACCGTGTTGTGCAATTTCTTGATAATATCTACTGCTTGCTTTAGGGTGACAGTAGCCGCAACGGAAGTTACACTCATTACCAAATGACACTTCTAAATACTCTGGATTTACGTTAAACTGCGATCCACCTTCTTTGACTGCTTGTAGTCTATGTTTAAAGAAAATAGTTTGGTTACGCTGTTTACGATCACTAATGTAATCTGCACCCATGTTTTCAATGTTCCAGCAATACTGACATCCAGCACACTGTTTACCTTCCATCATTTCTTGACGCTCTGCTTTTTTGATAGCAGTGTTATGAATTGCACTAGGATTAGTTTTAATTTCTTCTACATCAATCTTATGAGGAGCAGGATGATAACAACTGTGTGTTTCGCCTGTTTGAAAATAGATGTTAGCATGATACCATTTAGCAAAACAAAATGTAGGAGAAATTTCTTTTGTTATAGCATCAATGCGTTTGATTTCTTCGCTTTCGCTACGTTCCATTATTCTCTATCCAAAAATTGTTTGCTGTTATCACGTGCAGGATTTTGATACACTGTTTTAAAGAACAAACTTTGATTACCGTTGAGCGGTTCAGCAGCAATAGGCAAATCAAGTTCTTCAATTAACTTGTAACCAAGATCAACTGTATCTTCTTCCATTTGATCTTCATCAATGTCTTTGCTATCCCAATATTCATTGAGCCAGTCAAAGTCACGTACATTAATAAAGTCCCAGTCTGTACACATTGTTTTGTACAAACCTTCTCTAGCACCATAGATAGCCCAACGACCGTTTTCTACATCTGCACCTACCATTAGCCAGATATACAAACGATGCAAGTTTTTCCAATGGTTTTTATGGAAATCTTCTACACTAACACGCAAGCCTTGATCTAGTGCCATTTTAACACCTTCACGAAATCCTGCTCTCCATGCTTGTTTTGGTGTAGCGTTATTATAAATGTCACTAAATGTTCCATTCATTTGAACATATTCGGTATCCCAACAAAAATCTACTTGTGCATGTGGATTGTTTGGATCTGCGTTTTCATGTGTACGCATGTTAAGTACATGTTGCTTAGGCCAGCATTTAATGCCACCATTTCCGTACTTGAGTCCGTTGATGGTATTTTCAGCAGTCCAGCTAATAACTTTATTAGTTAAATCTGTGTTTTCGTCAAAGTTGATCACTTGCGTAAGAAAATCATCGCGTATTCTATTGTCGCCATCGATTGTAATAAATCTGTCTGTGGTAGATTTCTCAGCGGCTGCTTTGTGAGCACTGTCACTGCCTTTTACACCATGTACACGTTCTGCCCAAGGTACTTTTTTGCAAAGGTCGGCATAGTTTTGTTCTGCGTTAGGCTCATCATAGCTCAAGTATATAATATCGTAGTCAACGACACGAAAAGTGTTACTCATTTATTACCTCGTGTAAATAAGATCCGAATCTTCTTATAGTATAAATGCTAATGTCTAGATTGTCAAACTCAAAGTCGTAATCAAAAGGAATTTCGTTTCCATCAAACTTTAACAAACGATATAATATATTTGGATCACCTTTTTTTGTTATACTGTAAAATTGTTTTTGCGGAACAACCGAAATGTTTTGTTCTTGTAAATAACTATCTAACTGTTTGTGTACTTCTATACGCCAACATTTTTTAATATTATCTTGTACAATTTTTATTTCAGCATAATCGTCATCAAGTGTTGAAGGCACTTCATATATAAACGCTTCTTTAGAATATGCATTTTCAAATTCAATTCGAGATTTCAACACATACTTTTTTTCAATAAAATCATAATCAACAATATAATCAATTAATCTTTCACGGCCGTCTAAGATAGGCTGAATTTTTTCAAACTCAATTTCAAAGCTATCTAATAGCTCATCAGGACGTCTGCCAATTCTATGAATGACTCCATTTTTATCAAACGAGACATATCTTTTTTGCTCTATAGTGATACTCATTTATAATCCTAAATATGTTTTATACTTGTTTACAATGCGTTCTGTAACAAAGTCGTTCTCTGTGTAATGAAACACTCCACTTTGTTTGTAATTTCCAATTTTTAAAACTAAATCATCTGTTAAATATACTCCAACATTGTCTTGCCAACGATGGGTATAGTTGTTATTCCAGTTTTGTATTTTTGATTTCATATGTACAAAAGTAGGATACGACGATCTAGTATTTGTAATTTGTGTTTCGCAATCCATAATACGTGCTGCAATAGCTGCATTTAAATCCATACTACAAAAATTTTGATAAGTTTTGCCACCTGCATGTTGCTTGTAAAACTGCTGATAGTTGTTTGTTATCATTTCTATCCAGGTATAAAATTCATGAGCTAGTTCAGATTTTTTAAACCAATGAAATCCACTGTACAAGTTTGGCAAATTAAATTTATCAAAGGCTCTACGATAATACGTTCCAGATACTTCTTCGCCTCTATAAGTTAGTACTTTGCTAGTGTAATACAGATCATAATTTTGTAAAAATTCAAACCATGTGGTTAGGTCTTGTAAAACCAACATATCTGTATCCATTACAACTGTTTCTGTATAAGGAATAGCATGATATATTTTCCAACGATTGCTTACTTTCCATGTTTCGTTTTCAGCATGATCTCCCCAAGGTATTTCTACAATGTGATCAAACAACTTCTGATATTCATCTGGAACAGTGTCATTGGTAATTAAACAAATACTTACATCAGTATTAGTAGCATGTATACTCATTGCAGCAAGACATGCTTGTTCGATATAATTTGAATTTTCTGTATTTTGTGCTAAAAAAGTAAAGTTCTTAGTCGTCAATGCATCTCTCCAAACTAAACTTGTTCATAATATGTATATCATTGTCTTTTATTTGTGCAAGTGTATACTCACCTAATCTGTTTTCTTTTTCAACTAAGAATTTAAAAGTATTGTCTGTTATATCAACAAGTACATCTCTATCAATAGTATAAAATTTTGTGCCAGGCATTTTACCAACGAAATTACCTTGTTGATAACCATTCATAATATGTGCTGCTATACTAAATGCAAAGTCGTTTCTATATGTTGTATTACTAAATTGAAATACACTTCTATAATGCCAATAATTTTCCTTGATATGCTTTACAAGATCAAAGAAAATTTTGTTTAATTCAGTTTTTCTAAAGAAAATAACAGTAGCCCAATAAAAGTCTACACTAGTATCGCTGATAGTTTTAAATTCAGGAGTATCACTATAGATTCCTAAATGTACTGCATCCTTGTACAGCAAAAGATCTTTATGTTGTACAAAACAATTACTTAATGTATTGCTGGCAATAATATAATCTGTATCCATTACAAGTGTCTCTTCATAAGGAGATAACTCGTAACTCATTTCTCTGCCGGCATTTTTAAAATTAAGTTTTGTCTTATATAATGCACCGTCTTGATAACGTTTAGTTGATAAAGTTTCAGATGATAAAAATATAATTTTATCAAAGTTTTCTACATAGTTTGGATATTTTGCAACAATATCAACGTCGGTCACAATACTAGTGGGCAAGTCTAAATACTTGCTTATGCGTGAGGCAAGGAAATTAGCTTGCTTTACATAGTCTATGCTTTCGTTGTTATATGCAAATAATAATACGCCTTTGCTCATAAATCCATTATACTTTCAACAGAACGGTTTTTCTTTAATTTGTTATATTCAGTGAAATAAGTATTAGTTGCTTCAAAGTACTTACTAACTACTGAACTTGTAAAACTTTCTAAATCTGTTACTTCAACCGGAATATCATTATCGTCTACAAGAATAGTGCTTGTTTGTTCCATTGCTAACAAACTTTGACAAAAACTTACCAGTTGTTGTGTAACCTTAAATTGTCCACCGTTGTGATAGTAGACTAAATTTTCTTGATGTTGTTCTTTAAGTAAACGTTTTTGGTTATTTAATGTAACCATATAGTTACTAATATCTAATGCTTTTTCCAAGCGTTCGTCCATACTAATCTCCGTAGAATTGTTAGTATAGTATATACAACTTTTTTAAAATTGTCAATGAAATACTGGTTAAAGATTTTTATCAGTAGCACCAGTTGGAGGATCTAGTTTGATAGCATCGTATGTAGTAGGTGTGCCGCCTTCTGTAATAGTAAACTCGCTATCAGGATAACGTGTTCTAAATTCACTAGTAACGGTTGCAGTTACGGGTTCATCGATTCTACCAGGTACATAACCTTCAACTTGACCGCCAGTACCTTGATCACTGTCATCAAATACTGCTTCCAATATTATTTGAGAGTTGTTAGGTACAACCATAACTAATCTAAATTGGTTATTGCTATAAATATTTTGGCCGAACGTAGGATTAAAGAAGCCGCCGTTGATACTATAAACTGTTGTACCGGCTGTTAAAAA